GAACTTCTCACCAGGGTTAAAAAGTTCCCGCCCGTCTTGCTTCGGCAAGAATGGTCTGAACCGGATCCGGAAAAGAACAGAACCGTGAGGTACTGCCTCTGAAAGATCAACCAGGGTTCTATCTCAATATTATATATTTTATTGAGATAGGAATACATGCAGATTAGTGATACTTACGTAGTTTGACCCTACGTCGGTTTTGCTTAGGTTATTTCAGTCAGTTCAAAGGACACGGTCAATATTATATAACGTGTTTTCTATGGCCCATAATTATATAGCTTATCTTAATATATATAGGGCCTAACACCCTTATATATATTTTGACCTATATCTTTATGGCTTACCATCCATATACTTTATATAATAGTCCCTACCGCAGGGAAACCTCTTGAACTAACAGGTTTTATCAATTTCACCTTACAGAAATTGAACCCCCTTTCTATTTGTTTAGCACTGATTTGTAACATTTTTATTCGTAAATGTCAGTCGAAATTTTTTAAAAACAAAATAAAAATTAAATAAACATAAAAACATCAGATTTTCTAGTTCCAGCAAACTTTTAAATTTGTATAAAAATGCACCACGCTAATGAATTTATTGGAATCCGATTATTTTAATCCCTTAATTCAGACAGAGGAGAAAGTAATGTTTCACGCTCGTCGTGCCTTTAACGAGGTCCCACTCAATCACATGAACCTATTCTTGTACGTGAGTGTTTCCGTTCAGGATAGAATCTCTGTTTTTCACGGTCAATAAATTAATATTAACTAATCGCCAATAAAATTATTGGGGATGTGATGAACTTTAGGTAGTTCCGATATGTCGTTGGATAACGATTGTGCGAATGGCAGCCCCAGGTCGAGTATGAGCACGCTGGAAAGAACTCCCAAAAACCAAAATAGAAAGTTGCAATGTCTTATCAGTACATGAATTGCAACTCGGGGGAGCCTAATCAGCTTCCCCGCCAACGAAGTGTGGCAGTTATGGCCACACACACCAAGCGAAGTGCGATGATATATGCCGCACAAGACACAACTCACCATTGCGGTGTTGTTGTGCAATATCCGGTAAAGGTTAAAACTAACATGTTAGTTTGCCAGTCAGGGTTTGAGTCATCAGATGAAGAGAATACCGGCTCTTCGATTCTTACCCAAAAACAAATATCTAGAAAAAAATATAAAAAATATATAACTCATAAAAAGAAAATAAAAAATTTTTCTAGGAAAGTTCCTGATGCATCCAAAATGGGTGATCATATTATTAAGTCGGAAAATGACTTACTTGAATGGGAGACTGATCTCTATATTCCAAGTAAACCTCATTATAGTAATTTAGAAATCCAGACCTCTGAAGAAATTAGTGACATGGATGAATATGAATTCCAGGAATTTAGAAAATTGTCTATTTTAGAAAAGTACCGTAAATTCATAGAAAGAATGAATGAACTCCGAGAGGAGTACAAGAGTAAATACAATGAATTTTGGAAACAAGCACAAAGAGATTTGTCTAATGCAAATTATAAGAAATTCATTCACGCTCTAGCTCAAAAATTTCTTGGAGATAAATACAAAGCAGAAATGTCTTCAGATTGGTTAAAAAACTTATTTTGGAATATTTATGTATGTATTAAATTCCTTAGGAGATGTAGAGATTTTGATGAATTTTCTTTAATAGTTATGGAATTTATTGATAAATATAGAGATGTCAAAATTGTTTTTGATACAAAATTACATTCACAAATTAAGGACTATATTCTAAGCGTTTTTCACGACATGAAAGGTTTCTTTTCTCCCCAAAAGAGACAGAATCGGGATCCCAGTGATATTGAAATACAAGGATTAGAAAATTATATTAGTTTTTCACGTGATATTTTGAATAATTACACGCATATCAGCAAATCTCCAATTTTCCAAAAATTGTATCGTGTTTTAATGTATTCCCTTAGTTTCTCACTATTGGGAAAATTTGGTATCTCTTTTGATATGATGAATTACACCAAATTAGAAGCTGAGGCGATTAGACGTAAATTCTACAATAAGAGTAGTTTTGTTTTTTGTATATTAGATACGTTAGTCTTTATTTTTGAAAGAGGTATACAATGTTTTAAAACTGGTGACCTCTCATGTATTTTCCATTCGGGTAATACTTACTCTAAATGGTTTGATGACGCTAAGTTATTGGAAAGACAACATTTACTTATTAATGATCCAGCCTCACACGGTTTTACCGAATTCGATTTTCTTCAGAGATTATCAGATTGCATAGAGAGAGGTGATGCTATAATTAAATTTATGGACAAAAAATCTAGTGATTTTCTATCGATAAATTATTTACTCAACTCAATTAAGATGGTTCAAACCGAGCATCTTACTCTGCGAAAGGCATCAGAAAGTCGAAAGCCCCCTTATGCAATACTAATCAATGGTGAATCAGGTATAGGAAAATCAACTATAAAAGATTTACTCTTTTATCAGTTCGCCCAATTTAATAAATTACCAAATTCCGATGAATTTAAATACACTCGAAATTTTGTAGCGAAGTATTGGGATGGTTTCAGAACTAGTATGTGGGCCACTTTTTTGGATGATGTAGCTTTTATGAATCCTAAAGTCGCTGGACAGGGAGATCCTTCTGTTATGGAATTTTTACAAATTATCAATACGGTACCATTCTGTCCAGATCAAGCGGCCTTAGAAAATAAGGGACGCACTCCATATAAAGGTAAATTGTGCATTGCTACAACAAATACTAAAAATTTGAATGCTCACTTTTACTTCAGTCATGCTACTGCAGCTCAAAGACGATTTCCTTTTATTATAACTCCAGAAGTTAAGGAGGAATATTCCACTGAACAAGGTATGTTGGATTCATCCAAAGTACCTGTCAGTGAAGGATATCCAGATCTGTGGCATTGGAATGTTGATAAAGTTATACCAGCTTCGGTCCATAGCAGTCAGAAGTTAGCAGGTTTTGAACCAGTACTTAAGAATGCTTCTTTAAAAACTTTTCTTACATGGTTCAATAAGTCTATGACTGATCATAATGCAAACCAATCTAAGGTTATGTCTTCTTTAAGTAAGATGCAAAAAATTCAGTATAATGTATGTTGTAATCTTCCATCTACTATGTGTTCTTGTGTTATGATCCAATCCGATGAATTTTATCAATCTTTAATGATTGACACAAAAATTACAATATTCTTCACATTTTTTAGTTACATATTGTACTCTTTTAAAGAGCGTATACTTTGGTATTTTCTAAAGAGACAGTATAAGTTAACAAAAGACAGAATGTTTAAAATTGGTGAAGATGTAAAAAATAGAATAGGATATTCTAAGGAATTAACAGCTTTTATTGGTGTATTATTAGGAGCATATGCTACTTATACATTATATGAGGGTGTTATGTCTTTTAAATCAAATAAAGATGATACATATGAAACTGAAGTCAATTCGGCTGAATCTGAAACTATATTTAGGACACCTCAACCAGACAATGAGAGAGTGAATCCTTGGTATAAAGATGATTATGAAATATCAGCTTTTGATTTATCTCGTGAAACAACATCCTGGAAAAATTTTAGTGTTGGTCAGATCAAGGAGAAACTACAATTCAATTGTTTAAGATTATCTATTAAAACTCAATTTGACGATGAGAATATAACTATCAATAACAACAATGCGTTTGGAATTGGTGGACATTGGTATATCTCGAACAACCATGCTTTTAAAGATAAAGACACTTTTGAAATAGATATCATTAGAGGTTCCCAGATGAACGGTGTTAATAATAATATAAGGATCAAACTCAACTCAACAGATCTTATACGATTTCCTGATAAGGATCTGGTATTTTTCAAAATAAGGAATTTACCAGCTGTTAGGTCTACACTTAATTTATTCCATAAATCCTCATTCAATGCTAGAGGAAACTGTTTTATGTTAGTAAGATCTCAAGATGGAGAACTACACGTAAGAGAATCGCATAAGGTGATATCTAAAAGTGTTAAGTTTGCCAAATTGAATCCACATTTATTAACTAAAATTTGGGAAGGTTCTAATTGTCATGGTACTTCTAAGGGTGACTGTGGTTCACCATGGATTATGATAACACCATCAGGACCTGTCATTTGTGGAATCCATGTCGCTGGCGACAAAAATGTAGCTTGTGCTTTGGACGTTAGTGTAGAAACTCTTGAAGAGGTTCTTAAGGATCAAATCATTTTTGATTGTGGTTCTCCGTTTATATCTTCTGTTACTGTTAAGAGAGATATTCAATCACTACATTTTAAGTCTCCACTTAGATATATTGAACATGGATCAGCAACAGTGTATGGCAGCTTTACAGGATTTAGGGTGGAACCCAAATCACAAGTTTGTTTAACACCAATGTTTGGAATCTTATCAAAAGAAGGTTACAAATTAACCCATGCGAGGCCCCAGATGTCTGGTTATAAACCATGGCGTATAGCCTGTATGGATATGGTTGAACCTGTCACAAATATAGATAACTTCGTTGTAGACACGATAGTCAATGAATTTACTGATAGTATTATTAGTAAAATACCTGAAAAGGAATTACTCATGGCCGAAGTTTATGATGATTTTACTAACATTAACGGCGCTGCTGGTGTGACATATGTTGATAAAATTAACCGAAAAACAAGTGCTGGAAACCCTTGGAAAAAATCTAAATTGTATTTTTTAGAACCTGATGAACCTCGTGGTCAGAATCTTGATCCCGTGAAGGTGGATAAGGAAATTATGGATAGAGTTTTGGAAATGGAAGCTACGTATAGATCTGGAAAAAGAGTGCAACCTAACTTTTGCGCTCATTTGAAAGATGAACCAGTGACCTTTAATAAAGCTAAGGAAGGTAAAACACGAGTTTTTACTGGAGCACCATTCGATTTTACTATAATAGTCAGGAGATATTATTTATCACTAATACGTGTTATACAGAGGAATAGATATACATTTGAAGCCGCACCAGGAACCATAGCTCAGTCGAGAGAATGGACAGAAATGTACCATTATTTAACTAAGTTTGGTACCAACAAAATTGTGGCTGGGGACTATAAATCTTATGATAAGAAAATGAGTCCTATATTTATACTTTCTGCTTTTGAAATTCTTATTAGGATTGCTAAAGCAAGTGGTAATTACACTCCGGATGATATTAAAGTCATGTATGGTATTGCTGAAGATATAGCATTTCCATTAGTTGATTTCAATGGTGACCT